CACGTTGCCAGCGCCGAACTGGGCGAGGTAGCGAACAAACCGGGACAGGATCCCCTGTTCTGCTGGCGATACCATGCCGCCAGTTGGCTCCCAGTAATCGAAAGTCAGGTTGAGCAGGGCGAAGAAGCGGCGATGAAACGCCAGGTTGCGGCGCCCCTTGCCCTTGGCCAGGATGGTGGTACCGATCGGCATCAGCTTGATGGCTTCGGCATCGGCCGGAGTGGACGGGGCAAGTACCCCGCCGGACATTTTCAGAAGGGTGAGTTCCATCCTCACCCCCGCTTGGCTTTGTTGCGGCGCTTGGCGGCGGCACGCTGGCGTTTGGCGGCCCTGTCATTGCGCGGGTTGGGGTGGCAGAATGAGTAACCGGCGCGAAATACCGGGAAGTTATCGCATAGGATTTCATCACCAAGGCTCACGGTGCGCACAACATCCGAGGTGGATAGTTTGAATCCGAGGAAGTTTGTCATGCTGCCACCGCCTTAGCCGCTACGGCCTCGGTAGTGGGGAACGGGGTCAGGTGGTAATGCCACACCTGCTTGCCGTCGATGTTCTGGTTGCTGGAGTGCTTCTCCCAGCCGTGGCAGCAGACTTCGCGCAGGCGGGCGCTGATGGCGGCCTGGGTGTCAGCGTGGCCGTAGCGGCTCCAGCACTCGCGCTCGATGTCGCGCAGGGTGCGGGCCTTGCCGTCGCTCATGATGGATATCACGCGCCCCAGTTGGGTCGCGATGGATAGATCTCGGGTATGCGGTTTGGTCATGGTCGGGTCCTTTTGGTCAACGGCCGGGTGGTCTAGGTCCGGCCTGAAACAGGTTACGGCGCGATATACCGATTGTCACTGGTTGGCAAGGCCCTCCCCTTCGAAGTTATCCACAGCCCCAAACGAAGCATCACACCGCAACGCCAGCACTGGCGCGGCTCTCAGCCGTGCGGCTTCCTCCGCCACTCGCTCCGGCGTCGTGCTCTGCACCAACCAATGCCCTGCACCACGCTGCTGGTCGGTGTGACCCAGCGCATCGATCTCGTCGGCCACCTCGAGCTGCACCCGCTCCCCACACCAGCCCCGCACAGCGGAGTAGATCACCACCCGGCAGAACTTCGCAGCCACGACCGCGGCACTCACATCAGGATTGAACATTGGCCAGCCCTCCCCGCTTGAACAGTGCCTTCAGGCTCTCCACGCCTCGCTGGCCGGTCTGCTGGTAAAACTCGGGGCTGTGCTGGATCTGCTCCCTGGTCGGCAGCCCCTTGCGCACCTGGGCCCCCAGGTCCTCCCCGGCGACAACACGGCGCAGCAACTGCGCGTAGGCCTGCTCGAACACCGGGCGGTAGGCGTCAAGGCTCAACGTCTGGCGCTCCCAGCTCGTCGCTTTGGCCGCCAGCTCCACGGCGGGATGGGTAAACCGGCGGGTGCGTACCTCGACCAGTGCGGTATCCAGCGACGGCAGTCCCAGCGACTCCGGCGTGATCTGGCACCACTTGATGAACATACCGGTGCCGGGGAAGAACGGGATCTCCTGAGCGCGAGCAACCCGCACCCCCTGGCTCAACTGCTCGCGACTGGTGCAGTTGGCCTCGACCAGCGCAACCGTCCACTCTCGCAGCGCCCTGGCCTGCATTTCGGGATTGGGGAAAGCCCGCTGCCAAGCAGGAAAGATCACCTTGAGCTGCTCGAACAGCCTGGCGACCACCTGGGTATCCTGCTCGGTTACCACCGCAGCAACCGGGCGAACCGGCACGGGAGATATCTCGCCCGGCATGCTGGCCAGGACCTCACTCAACGGTTTCATGGTCATCAGTACCCCTCCTGAATCAACTGGTTGAGCTTGTCTGCGGTCATGGTCTTGGTCAGATCCCACTCGTCGCCGCGCATCGGTTGGCGCACCACCCCGGCACGCTTGGCGGTTAGCTTGTCCCACTGCTTGCGCAGAGTCTTGGGACACAACACGTTGGCAGACCAGAACGGGTCGAGATTGGCCCACCTGAACAGCGAGCAGATTTCACGATGGGTGTACCCAAGCTGGGTGCGCATCAGGCGGATATCGTTCGCCCACTGCGCCCAGTTGGGGGTCTTGGCCGTCGGGTTGACCACCAGGACCTTGCCGTGGATGTACTCAGCCGCAGCCAGGTCATCCTGGGTCCCCCAGAATTTGCCACTCGGGGTTTGGATGGCGGCATCGGGTCGGACCTTCTCGGCGGGAGGAGAAACTGACTCATCGCCCCCGGCGTCGGAGAGCGCGTCAGCGTTCTTCGACGAAGAGGGTTTAAGATCTTTGTTTTTATTGTCTTTGGTAAGACTGTCTTGGGTGTTGGGTGTTTTCGCCTGGTTTGAAAGGTCAAAATACCCAGAAATCTGGGTGATTTTACCCGGATTTTTTTGGGTGTTTTTACCCGGATTTTTCTCTTGGGCGGTAGGCGTTTTCGCCTGTTTTTCTCTGGAATATTCCCACTCACTCACCACTTTGTTCACGCCCACGATCTTCATGTGGCCGTGCTTCTCGAGGGTGATGATGTGACGACGAGACAATACCTGGAGGGCCTTGTTCACATCCGACGGGTCCATATCGCACAGCTCGGCCAGATACGTATTCGTGAGCCGGTCCTGCTTCTTGTTCCAGCCATAGGTGGAGTAGATCACCGCATCAAGCACGTTGAGCTCGCGCCCAGCCATCCGTAACCGGCACTTGGCCTTCTGGATCTCGTTTGCCGTGCGGGTGAACCCATCATCAAGATCTGCGACCACACGGGCCTCCTTCTGAGGGGGGTTATGTGGGGCACTTGGCCCCGGGAATTTGATAACGGCGCTCATGCCGCCACCTCCTGCGCATCTGCGCACATCTCTGGCAGGTTGGCGCGTACTAGGGCGGCAGCCAGTGGCGGGCACACGGCATTGCCACATCGGGCCACCTGCGCGGTTTTGGTGAACTCCTTGCCGGTGGCGTCGTGGTCGATCACGTAGTCGGCCGGGAAACCCTGGGCAGCGAAGAGCTCATGGGGCTCCAGCATCCGCATCCCGATATCGACGATCTGGTAATCCTCGCCGTGCACGGTGACCAGCCCGAACCGGTGCTTGGTGGTGACGGTCTGCAAAGGCTCGTCAGCAGGGTGGCCGATGTTGGTGCCGTAATACTTGAGCAGGAAGGTCCGCACCTCGCCGATATGCAGCCCGCCAGCGGTGACGGTGGGCATGGGGTCGGTTACTGGCTGGCCGTGCTGGCAAGTGCCGCGCAGTTTCACCAGATGGCTGGTCACCAGCGCATTATGGTCAACAGTGGTGACGGTCGGGAGCGGTTGGGTCAACTCCGCACCCACTACGCCGGTGTAGTGTTTGGCCAGGAAGGCGGTAACCAGCTGGCTTTTATCAGCCTTGGCCATCACTGTCCCCAGCGGCTCCTCCACTGATTGACCCACTGAGCGGCCGAACTGGCGAGCTATTACCGGCGACACCAGCGCGAAATGCCCACCCTTCACCTGGGCGCATATGGTGCGCAGGGGCTCATTAGCAGGCATGTTGCGCTGATGGCTGGCGTTGGCATGCTCGGTGATGAATGGGGCAAATGCTGAGCATTGATCAGCCGGCACGATGAACGGCTCGGGGGCATTGATGACGAACCGCTCCAGCCCCTTGGCAATCCGGCGCAGGGTATTCTCAGCCAGAGGGCGCTTGCGCTCGAATATCGAGGGGCACGGAATCGACCAGTCGATGATATCAGCAGCAGTGAGCCAGGGTTTCAGCTTGCCAGCCTTCACCTCTGCACTGTCTGGGGCAGCATGTGTTGGCTTGGGCCAGCATATCGACTGCCCATCACAGCGCATGACCATAAACAGGCGCTTGCGGATAGTCGGGGTGCCGTAGTCGCAGGCCCGGAGCTCCTTCCACTCCACCTTATAGCCAAGCCCTTTGAACATTTTCAGCTTTGCCTGGATGTCATATTCAACACCCAAGAAGCGGCAGGCCTCCAAAAAACCCGGATCCCGGGGGGAAAGGCCGGTGGTAAGAATGGCAACAAACGCCCTGAAGGTATTCCCACGACGCTCTGGGCACGGGCGAAGATCCCCATTCAAATCACGAATCAATGGGCCCCACGTCTGAAACTCCTCAACATTTTCGAGCATCATTACCCTGGGGCGTACCTTCATCGCCCAACGCACGGTAACCCATGCCAACCCGCGAATATCTTTGTTTACTGGCGAGCCGCCTTTCGCCTTGCTGAAATGCTTACAGTCAGGAGAGAACCAAGCCAAACCGACAGGGCGGCCGGCTGCTGCTTTGACCGGATCAACATCCCAAACCGATTCGCAGTAGTGCTCCGTGCCGGGATGATTGACCGTGTGCATGGAGATCGCATCAGGGTCATGGTTGATGGCGATTTCTGGGCTGCGGCCCAGCGCCATCTCGATCCCGGTAGACGCCCCGCCGCCACCGGCGAAGTTGTCCACGACGATCTCGTCGAACAGGTTCAAGGTATTGCGACAGATGGAGGCGACCGGTGATTTACGCATGGCGCACCTCCCGCTCGGTGTAGGCACAGGCCGGGCACTCAAAGGCGTGGTCATCGGTACTGGATCGCAGTTCACTGCCGCATCGCGGGCAGTGGTCGAGATCATGAGGCAATGGGTGGCCCCCATGGGCCATGGTTGAATTGGTCATTGTTGGGTCCTGTGGTGTTGCTGCCCGGTGGTGAGGCGGGCAGGTACTGCCTATGCGCTGGGTTGTGCCTCGGCACGTTCAAGGGTGCGGGCTTCGAGCTCGCGGGCCAGGCGAACAGCCTGGCGGTCGGTGCCGGCTGCATGCGCAGTCGAAATCAGCGGCTCATCGAGGGCCAGGGCCAGCTCATGCATGACCGATTTCAGGATGATGTTGTCCCGATCGCTGACATGCTGGGATGCCGGGCGCGGCGGACGGTGTTGCATAGTCATGGGGTTACCTCCCGAGGACGAAGTTGATGAGTTTTTGCAGGGGGCGCAGTGGGCGCTCCTCGTTGTAGGCGGCCTCGTCTTCCTGGCTGAACTGGAGCAGGCCGCGCTCGGGCAGACCGGAGCCCTCCAGGATCTCCTCGACGGTCACGGGCGGAAAACCCTGCTCCAGCAAGCTCCGATTGGCCCGTTTCACGGCCCTCGCCAGGATTTGTGGCTCATGTTGAGATATGGCCTTGAGCAGGATCAGCAACGAGGTGCGGGCAAATGCGGTTTCGGTCATGCCACACTCGGCGCCTACTTCCTGCCATACTTGGCGCTGGGCTGGGGTGCCACGTACTCGCAGCGGGGAGCGGGTGCTCATATTTTCATGATCGGGGAGCGTTACTCTTCCCATGGGGTTGGTCCTCTGTGTTGGATAGAAAAGCGGGCCGGTGGTCAGGCGGCGATGGGCTTCAAATAGCCAAGGTCGATCAGTCGTCGGGTCAGCCACTGCTGACCTTTGCCGGTCACCATGGGCGTGAAAGTAGGGACTGTTTCATCGTTGTGGGTGCGGGTGCCCTCCTTGACGGTGAAGTAACCGCGCTCGATGTAGTCCTGGAATGGCAGGTTGTGCCGGTTCCCGCCACTCATCAGGATGCGATGCTCACGCAGCGCCCGAAACAGCACGTTCTGGCCGAGCCCGACAGCGCGGGCGTAGTTGCCGATATTCACGCCCTTGTCGTCACCGGCAACGCGATCGGCAAATGCCACCTTGGGTGCCTGAACCACCAACAGATGGTTTTTCTGCTCCACTTCCAGCGCAAGGCGTCCGGCCTCAAGCAGCGCGGCGGCATAGGTCTGCGGGATCTGCGGCCCCTGCTGGGATTCCAGCTCCTGCCAGCGCTTGATAATGGCCATGCGCAAAGCTGCGCTGTAGCCAGCCACCAGACAGAGGCTCTCCTCCTTGGTCAGCAGGTAGGATTTATCGTTAACAGTGAATCCCAAGTTATTGATTCTTTCGGAGAATTCAATTTTGAGCTGGTCGGATTCAATGTCTTTCCCGAGTTGATAGAACATTTCACGAATATCACGCATGACATTGGAGTGTTCTTTCCCGGTCAGCTCGGCAATTTCCAGGCTGCTCATGGTCTGGTCGTTGTTGTTGATAAGGCTCAGATTGGTCATGGTCTTGGGTCCTGTGGATGGTTGGGCAGCTGGTTAGGCGGCCTGCTGGGTAGAATGGTCTTGCTCCTTGATCAGGGGGTAATCCTCCAGGCCCAGCCGCAGCTCGCCGTTGCTGGCGATGACAAAGCTGACTGCATGCTGGGCAGGGATCACCTCCCCCCACTTCACGGCAAGACTGCGGGAAATACCGATCGCTTTCATGGCGCGGGCCATATTGCCGAAATAGCCGATTACTTCATGTTTCTTCATTGGTCTGGGTCCTGTGCATGGTGACATGCAAATGATGTCCTCTATAGAGAACGATGTCAATCTTCAACGTCTCCCAAAGTGATCAGTCAAGGAATTACAATTTAGTCTCTAAAGAGAACAAGAGGTTATTGATGAAAACTTTCGGGCAACGCCTTGAGGAAAAGCTGCAAGAGCTGAATATCAGCATGTCTGAGCTTGCGCGACGTACCGGTTTATCCAAGAGCGTGATCAGCAACACCATCAATAACCCGAATCGTGAAATGCGAGTGTCATCCCTGATTTCCATTGCCAGGGTGCTGAAGGTTGATCCCATATGGCTATACACCGGCCGCAGCAGTGGTGATCTGCTGAACGACATTCAGTTCAACTCGGATAAGGTGCCGGTCTGGACCCTGGCTGACGTGGGAAGTCTGGCAACGGATATGCTGCCGAACATGGATAGCGGGCGGTATGTAGTGGCAGAGAACCAAAGCCATAGCATTGCCATCGAGTCCACAAACGATCATCTCTCAAAATCTGGCATTGTGGCCGGAGATATCTGCATATTCAGCCTGGCCGATCGCACCCCAGAAGAAGGTGCCGTAATGCTGATCAGGCTGGAAAAGAGCGGCCAAGCACGCCTGCTAAGGGCGATGTCCGGAATTGATGGGTGGGTTTACGGCGTAGATGATCCCAGGCTTGGCACGGTCACATCCAGTGAGGCTATCGTGCTTGGTAAGTTGTCAGAACTGAGGCGCAGCGAGATAAAATAAGGAGTAATTGCAGTCATGGAGGTTTCTGATGTGCTGTTGTTGGCCGTACTTGGAATAGGTGCCTACGTTTGGTTTAACAACAAGACGAAAACAAAGGATGTGACCACCATACGAGAGAGTCACACAGTAAAAACTCCAACTGGGCAAGTCACCTACGAAAGGGTCAGGGAAACTGATTCGCGAAGTATGGACTGGAAGAAAGAGGGGGTTGATAGATTCATGAGTACCCACAAAGGCCAGCCATGCTCAGCGCCAAACATTGATCAGAAGGCTGTCACGGCCAACACGCCCCAACAAAAGACTCTTATGAGCCAATCGCCTTCCAATGCGGCAGGCAATAACCTGACAACCACTTATCATGACGTCACGCCAAAGGGTGTGACCATAGAAGCGGTGAAGGTCACCAAGATCACCAACCAGAGCAAGGTTTGCCAGAAGTGCAACAAGTCTCTATCACGCTCAAATTTCAGACCAAACCCAAACAGCAGTGATGGACTGACGAAGTGGTGTTCATCATGTATGGATCTCTCACATACTGATGACCGCCACCACAAAACCTGCCCCCACTGCCAAAAGCGCAGGTTAAAAACAAATTTTGACAAGAACAGCAATCAGCCTGACGGGCTAACAAAATGGTGTCGCTACTGTATGGCGGCATCTAAAAAGTAACCTCTGATGCATACCTCTGTGTGAACCCGCTTCGGCGGGTTTTTTGTTGCTCAAAAAAAATGTCGTTTATTTTAGAGATCGATGTTGACCGCTCGTTCACTAAAGATTACGATTCCCTCATCGTCCTCTTGAGAGAACGACCAAGACCAAAACAACAAGGGGCAGCGTGGAAGGCGGCCAATCGTGGTGAAGGTCTTGGGAAACCTCCCGCTCTGGCGGAGTAAAAGGCCAGAACACAACTGGGATTGCATTCCTAACTGGACTTAGGGCGTCAAACAAAACGCCCGGAAGACACACTTGAGTGAGTGCAATCCACAGTTGTGGCGGTGGCCCAGTCAAGGATACCTACTCCGGAGGGTACGCCACAGCAAACCGTCAGTTGGGCAAGTCGAAAGACCTCAGCGCTGACGCCGGATAGGGTAACCGGCAACATCGGAGATTCGGCAAGTGGTATGCCACCTCATTTGGGATGAGGGCTTCACAGGTTCGATCCCTGTATCTCCGACCAAATTTCGACAACCAGCAACAGGACCCGGCCCCTGACCAGGGCAGAAGTGAAGCGCCTGACCAGCGCGTAAGAACGACAAAGCCCGCACAAGGCGGGCTTCGAAGGACCGGGTACCACCCGGTCAGTGAAAGCTGAGGGACCAACCCCAGCAATCAGGACCCAGCATGACGAATCACGTGGGAATTAGCGAGGACCAACTCGCCAATAGGAGTGAATGTACCATGACCAAGCGCATTTTTTCTAGGGCCGCGAAAAGCGCAGACCAGATCATCGCCGCCATCGCCGACCGCCTGAACGGCAACGCCGCCCGCCGCCGAACCATCAAGCAACGCTTGACGGTTGCCATGATGGCCACCGAGCGGCACCAGCTCGTCGCAGCCCGCACCGCCCAGTCTGCCAAGGTGCGCACCCTGACCGCCATGAAATGCCGCGCCCTCCTCCACTGGCGGGCCGAGTTCCACCGCAACGCCATCTGACCCGGGTCTGGCGCTTCCCTCATAGCGCCGTAGCCAAGACGCATTTAATAGACACCGCGAGTGTGTCTTGGCTTCGCTCACGCCAAATTCGGCTGGGCCTGCTCTTTAACAACCTGGAACCGGCTCACAACCACGAATCCCGATGCCGGTAGGGATGCGCCGATACCCCGTTCAATCCGGAAGGCGGTGCGTGAACGTGAACGCAGGCCACTGGCAACAGTGGCCAGCCTGGAGCCCCTTGCATCAGGGGGTTGCAGGCTGACAGCCGCCCCAAACAGATCCATAATGCCCCCTTCGAAACAAGGAGGGGTTATGAATCGAGTCGGGGGTTGGATCGGAGCGGTGTTGCTGGGGTTGACGTTGCTGGTGATGCCAGTAGCGCAGGCAGAACCCAGTGCTGCTGACATGGCAAGGGTCATCAAACAAGCTGAGGCTGGCAACAGAGAGGATCAATACTTCCTTGGGCTTAGCTATGACATAGGTAAAGGCGTGCCACAAGACGATAAGCAAGCTGTAATTTGGTACCAGAGGGCTGCAGATCTAGGCCATGCTGATGCTCAGTACTTCTTGGGGCGGATGTACGAAGATGGCAGAGGTATCACTAAAAATTATAAACAAGCTGCATTCTGGTACAACAAGTCGGCCGCGCAAGGGGAGCTCGAATCACTGTTCAGTCTGGGTCTCATGTCAGTCAATGGGTTAGGGGTTTCACAAGACGACAAGCAAGCGGCATCTTGGTTTCGCAAGGCCGCAGAACTTGGTCACGTGCGATCACAGTATAACTTGGGGGTGATGTACAGCGAAGGTCGAGGAATGCCGCAAGATTATAAGCAAGCAGTTACCTGGTTCCGCAAAGCTGCTGAGCGTGGTGATGAAATGGCGCAACATAACCTTGGCGCCATATACTCTCGCGGGGAGGGCGTTCCACAGGACTTTGTTAAATCATATGCTTGGTATTCCGTAGCAGCAGCCAATGGTTCCAAGCAATCCAGCGAAGCGCGTGACAATGCCGCGCAGCGCCTCACCCCAGAACAGCTAGCCAAAGGACAAGAGCTGGCTGCCAACTACTTCGAGAAATACCAACCCCAGTAGTCACCACTTAGACCATCCGACCAAGCCCAGCAAATGCTGGGCTTTTTCGTTTTTACAACCACAGGACCCAGACCATGAAACCACTGACCGAAGCCCAGCTGATGGGCTTTCGCGGCGCGATGGTGCCACCCACCCGCCGCAAGTACCACGTAGACGCCGCCCCATCCGCCGAACAGGCCAGGATGGCCCGCAACAAAGCCTCTGCCCGCCGCGCCATCGAGGAGTATCACGAACGGCGCACCCTGCGACTGGAAATGGAGATGTAGCCATGACCAACGAAACCGCCCTGCTCGCCCTGCTGGAGAGCCAGGAGGCCGAGGCCAACGCCAAGGCCGAGTGGGTCGCCGAGTGGATCGCGGCCAACCGTCCCCTGCTACTGGCCGGGGAACTCGATACCGACCTGTCCACCCTGCTGGCCGAGGTGAACCACGACCAGGGCCAGCAGCTCAACCAGGCGATGTTCCTGCTGATGACCGAGGGCGATCCTGCCCCGCTGATGCAGCTCACCAAGCAGCTGATGGACGCCGCCCTGGCCGCCCTGGCCAAGGAAGCATGGGGTTATCACCTCGCCGCCCTGCACGACGCCATGAGCGAGGAGCAGTTTGAGCGGTATCAGCACAGGAGCGCAGCATGAAAACCACAGAAACTGGCATTTTAACGCTGGTGCGAGATCACGCCTTCTGGGCCGATGAGGTTCGCAGGCTAAAGGCGCTGGGTTCTGAGG